TTTTGTGTGCTCGAACCAGTATAGAGGACAAGATAATCTGAACTTTCTCTGGCATGTTTAAGAAGATTAGTATCTTTAATACATTCTGAGGGAATCCCTACCATATAGCCAATTTTACCATTTGGAAGCTTAGAATAGTAAGGTCTAGTAAGATTAATTGCTCGGATTGAGGTCACGGTTGGAAACCATGAGATATTCCGCTCTCTACAAAAATTATCAAGTTCATCGCACATATTAACGTTAATCATCGCACACTTATAGAGATCAAGGGAGATATAATCTACTTGAGTACCATCAAATGACTGGATTAAATTTTGTACTATTTTTAAATTATTTAGATCATCAGTTGCCTTCCAATCAATCGATACGCATAACTTAGCTTTTTCCATAGAACCTTTTCTTTTTTTCTTATACAATATAAATTAGACTAAGTTTAGAAAAAATCCCAATCGATGGATCACTATACAATTCTAGGAGTTTCCAAAACTGCTACTCAAGAAGAAATTAAAAAGGCATATCGTAAGCTTGCGGTAAAATATCATCCAGATAAAACAAATGGTGATAAAGATTTAGAAGAATTGTTTAAAAAGATCTCAGATTCATATACTATATTGGGTGATGAGACAAAAAGAGCTGAATACGATAAGAAGACATCTAATCCTTGGAGTTCAAGCGGATTTGGCGAAACCTCAAGTGGTTTTGGTTTTGATGAGTTTGTTAGAAACTTTTCAGATTCAGAATTTAGAAGAAGATCCTCCGATCGAGCTAGAAAAACGCAAGGTCGAACTCATCCTACTCCTCCAAGCACAGATCATCTAAACATATATGTTCATGATAAGATTGAGTTAAAGGAGGCAATGCTAGGTAAAAAGATCGAATTACTATTTACTAGAGAAAAGATTAATTATACTGGAAAGGCAGGTACTACTCTGACTTTTGATAAGGTAGAAGAGGAGAAAGGAATAATGATAACTATTGATCTTAGAAAAAAATATGTTATTATTAAAAAGGACGGAGATGCATATGTAGTAGCAGCAAGAGTAGCTAAGCTCGGTAATGAGGACGTAATTAGTCAATTAAATATGTGGGGTGACGTTGAGCAGGTTCCATTAATAGGAGACCTGCATGTTACGGTAGAATTAATTATTCCAGAAAATGTAACAATTGAAGATAATCGAATAGTTCAAATAGTTGATATCCCATTGAGTGGAGTAATATTTAGTGAAGAAAAAACTAAGATTGAGACACTAGTTGGTAAGAAGTATGAAGTTGATTTTAATAATCCAAGATCCGCATCTAATTTAAAATTCTCAATACCTAGTGAAGGGATTATTAATGATCAAGGAAAGATCGGAGAATACTTAGTTAAGTTTAATGTCAAGTTACCTCAAATGGATGATATAACAGAAGAAGATTTATTAAAATTAAAATCGATATTATCTGATTACGAAAATAAAACTTAAAAAGTTTTAAATAGCTCTTAATAAATAATAAAAAATATTTTGGGCTTTGTCAAATCTAAATTCAGCACAAATTAACTACGGCGACTGGGTACTAGTCGTTGAAAATGTTGGTGAAAAACTTCAAGTAAGTGAATCATCTGCATCTGGTGCAGTACTTGAAGGAGTATGCGCAGTATTCGGTCAAATGAATAATAACCGAAGAGTCTATGAAAAATCAGAATACCTTCCACACCTTACTTATCTTCAAGATAAGATCTCAAAAAGACAATTAGTTGGAACGGTTGATCACCCTCAACATTTTGAACCAAAATTAAGTGAAGCTTCACATATTATTGAAGCTCTTAACTATGACGGTGGTGATAAAGTATACATTAAAGTTAGATTATTAGAAAATACTCCTCACGGTAAATTAGCGAAAGCATTACTTGATGGAGGAGTTCAATTATCAGTTTCTTCAAGAGCAGCTGGTCAAGTTAGTGAGAGCGGTAACGTAAAATTACAGAGAATCTTTACTTATGATTTAGTAGGTGAACCTGGATTTACGGAAGCGGTTTTACGAAAGACGGTTAGTGAGTCTTTAAAGAGTGACTTTTCAATGATTACTGAAAGTTATAATTCAATGAAGGAAAATTCGTTTATTCAAAAATCTGGATTAATGGATATTTCAGAAAGTTTAAACTTCGCAGATAATTTTAAAGTTTATAAGATAAATAAATTAGAAAATAGTTCAGGAATACAATTCCAAGGGACTCTACAAGAACAAAAAAATAATAACACGATGGCCGAGTTTGTAACAAAAGAACAAATGGATAAATACTCAGAAGTTCTTAAAACACAATTCAATGGGATTAAAAAAGAACTTAAGAATCACAAGTCTATTCTAGAGTCTGCTCAATCAACTGGATCTAGTAGCTCTGAGCTAGTTGGATTCGTTAATTATTTAGCAGAATCATTAGAAGGAGTTATTAATTTTACTGATTATCTTTCTCATAAATTGAATGAGTCAGTTAGGTATACTGAACATGTATCTGAGACAGTTAACAATTCAATTGAATATTCTTCTTACTTAGGAGAAAAATTAAATCAGTCAGTTAATTATCAAGACTATATTTCTGAAAAAGTAAATGAGTCAATTAATTACGCTGAATATATCAAAGAAAACGTAAACAACTCTATTAAATACCAAAATTATTTGGCTGAAGAGCTTGATAAAGGATTACAATACGTTGAATACGTTGCTGAAGGAACTAATCGTTCAATTGAATTCGGAGAATATCTTTCAGAAAACATTAACTTAAATCGTGATTATTCTCAGTATTTAGCTGAAACTGTTGGTAAAACAATTGGTTATGCTGAATATCTTGCTGAATCTTTAGGAGAAGGAGCTATCTTAGGTAAAAGAAACGTTCTAGGAGGAGTTTCTAAATTAGACGAGTCTAACTCTATCGATAACCTGATTTCTAAAGTTGATCAAGTAATTACTGAAGTAAATGACAAATCTTCTAAAGCAGTTCTTGAAAGTAAATATCCTTTCTTAAAGGTTATGAGCGAAGCTAACAAGAAAAGTTTCTTTGGATTAGAATCAAATACTAAACAAGCAATTGTTGAAGCACTTAATGGTTCAGTATGGTTTAACGAAAATGATATCGTTGGAATTATGGAAGCAGTAGTAAATCACAAAGAGCAAAATATCCCTACTTATATTAGATTCATGCCAGCAGAATACAAACCTACTTGGAATGAAATGAATGAGAATGAAAAAAGTAAAGTTCACGCTAAAGCACAACTTTATAATGTAAACACTCCATACCAAGTTAAAGCATTTTGGGATGATATTGATATGAGAGGTATCAATGAAAGAATTGAAATTCAAAAACATAATACTAAAAAAATGCAACAACTCAACGAAAGCCAAAGTACAGAAGGCCTAATACCTGTAGATCAGGTTGTTGAGATGCAGAGAGGTTACTCTCAAGGTTACTTAGAGACTATGCTAAGAAGCGCAAACTCTAGATTGTAACAAAAACTAAAAAAACATTTTAACAAATGGCACGTACTAAAATTTTCAAGCGTTCAAGCGATTCTCGTTTAACGAACACATGGCAGCCGATTTTAGAAGGTTACGGTGCTGATGTTGCTAAGACTCCATGGTTAGCTGAGTACGCTCACAACCACGCTATCTTTGATAACACTACACCAATCTTTGAAAACACTGCTCCCGGTGTATTTTTCCAAACTCCAGGTTCTCTTGGTGGTTTTATGGGAAATCCATCAGCTCCAACATCAGCAATGACTCCGTTCACTGCAGGTGCTAAAAATTCTTTCGGAGCAGATGCTAATGGTTCAGGTGATAAATTTCCATCACTTTTACCAGTTGCTATTCAAGTAGCAGCAAAAACTATTGGTTTTGACCTAGTTCCAGTTATCCCTATGGATTCTCCAGTTGGATTCCTTCCATATTTGGATTACTTATATGCTGGTGGTAGAACTAACACAGGTAACTTCGATCCTTATATGGTTAAGTTAGAAGGTTTAACAGCGGATAGCTACGGACCTGCTCTTACTCCTGGTGACGCAGTTGCTGTCGCAGGTGGTGATTTCACAGCAGATTTCGTTGGTTATTCACGTGTAGACGGTACAATTATCATCAGAATCCTTAATGATGGATCAGCTGGTGGTGGTGCTACTGCTGCTGGTGAGTATGTAGGTGCAGCTATTACTATTGATGGTAATGCTCTTGTAGGTGCAGCAGCATGTACGGCAGTATCACTAGTTTCTGCATTGGAAAACCATATCTCTGGATTCACATCAATTTCTGATGCTGATTACGAAGGTGCTACTCCAACTCCATTCAATGGTTCTTACTTACCTTCTACAGGTTCTGTACCAGGATCAATGAAGAGAGAAGCTGGTGAAAACTCTAAATTCCGTCAAATGGGATTAAGAATGTTCACTAAATTTGTTGAAGCTGAAACTGATCAAGTATCAATTTCTGCAACTGTTGAGCAAATCCAAGACTTGAACAGAGTTTGGAATTATGATGTTATCTCTATGTTGGAAAACGTAGCAGTTAATGACTTAGCTCAATCAATCAACAAAAGATTAGTTGACAGAGTATTACAACTTGCTGATGTTCACTCTGCAGAAGTTAACTTAGTTGAAGGTGCAAACATCAATGCACTTGACTTAACTGCTGGTGGATTTGATAACACTTCTACATTACAAAGAAGATTAGTTACAAAAGTTCTTGAAATGGCAAACTTGATTTACCACAGAGGACGTTTCGGAGCTGGTACTTTCTTAGTAACTAACGGACGTGTTGCTTCTGCAATGGCTGATGTTGCTGGTTACTCAATTGCACAAGTTCCAACTGATATGGGTGGAGTTGCAGGTAACCTTTACCCAGCTGGTAAAGTTTATGGAGTACAAGTTTACGTTGATCCTAACATGTCTTGGGGAGACTCAAGAATTTGTATCGGACGTAAAGGTGCTGACGAAGAGCCAGGTGTTAAATTCATGCCATACATCATGGCTGAATCTCTTCAGACTATCTCTGAAGGTACACTCTCTCCAAAAATCGGTATGAAATCAAGATACGCGATTACTGAAGCAGGATGGCATCCTGAAACTCAATATATCAATATTGATGTTTCTGCAGCGGCTATTGCAACCCTTACAGGTTCTGCATCATTTGTAGCATAATCTAAACATCTTTAGATAAATTAAAGAGGATTCGAAAGAGTCCTCTTTTTTTGTTTATAGAGATAAATAATAAAAAACTTATAGAAATTATGACAAGTTTAATGTCTACCTTCTTAGGGATTCAATCTCAATTTAAAGTATTTCACTGGCAAACACAATCTTATTCTAAACATATAGCATATGGCGGAATATATGATACGATTGGTGCGTTATCTGACGATTTTATGGAAATCTATATGGGTAAATATGGTAGAGTTGCTCTAGAAGGAGAAACAGATGCTATTCTCCTAGGAAATATTGGAGAAGTTAATATAGAGGAATTCCTGGACACTATTGTAGAATTCTTATTATCTTTTAATCATAAGCTAGATGGTAACAAGGACAGTGATCTATTAAACCTTAGAGATGAGATGTTAGCTGCAATTAATAAGCTTAAATATTTACTAACTCTAAAATAATTAGAATTGAATATGCAAGATCATCGATCAATGAAATATTTAGTTTCATATCCAATTTGGGAAAGTATAGACTCTCTAAAAAAGCTTGAAGAAAAAGAACAGGCAATACTTTTTACGGATGTTAAGTCTAGTTCTAAATTGTGGAAGCTACACCACTCTGGCATGTTTGATGCACTAGAAGACCATGGTAAAAGAATGACAAAGATTGTCTCAAAATTCAATGGAATGATAGTAAAGACAATTGGTGATAGTTATATGGTAAGTTTCGAAGGAAAGGACTCTCTACTTAGAGCAGTAGAGGCAGGTATGGAGATACAAGAAAACCTTAAAGACGATCCAATTAAGATTAAGGATACGAGTATGACGATTCGATTAGGAATCTGTTGGGGTCCACTATATAAAAAGCAGACTGATATTCAAGGTAAGAAGTTATGGGACTATTTTGGAAATACGGTAAACACTGCATCTAGAATGGAGTCAACTGTCTCTGAACCTGGATACGTGTCTTTTAGTTTTACTGATACTTTACCTAAAGATGAGGAAAATAAGATTGAAGAACTTGTTTCTAAAAAGAGTCGTACACTCGAAATTATTGATTATCAGCAACGATGTTGGGAAGGTAAACGTAAACGAAGCGGTCGACTACTTTCAGAATTACAGTTACACTCATGTGAACCACTAAAGGCGTTAAAAGGAGTCGCTAAGACAACTGCATATAAAATAAAAATTTAACTTAATTCTCGATAAAATAGAAAAAGGATCCATATAGGATCCTTTTTTGGTATGGTGGGCTCTCCTAGAGGAGAAAGTAAATAAAGCTAAAGGAATTTTGATTGAATAAGTTTTACCGTTTTTGAACTCGTGCATCTTGAATTTTGAGTACAATATCACAATCAGATCATCCTAGTTCCAAGTATAGACTTTGCTGTCTCTGAATAAGCAAATATAAACTTAACTCCAGCTAGGGTCGCCCATATTTCTTAGATCTCTCTAGTGTGATTGAAATTATCTAATCTCTCTTGAATCTTTTCAATTTGAGCTTCTAACTCCTCAACCTTTTTATCTTGCCACATAATATCTAGGACAGCAGTCATTACTGAGCTTGTGGAATCGTATCGATCACGGTATACTCCTTTAGTAGTTGTTACTGATTTTACTCTCTGTACCAAGTTTTTCAACTCAGACAATTCAAAGATGCTTTCTCTAATCGGTTGAGAAACTTCGTGAATTCTAGCTTTAAGCTTTACTAATGCAACAGTCTCAGTCTCAACTTGAGTAAAAAGATCCTCAATATTGTAGGGTCTTTCTGCTCCTTCTTGAACTGAATTGTATCGATTAATTCGGTCCCAAAGTTTTTGGATACTTGCTACTTTTTTGTTCTTTTCTTTTAATGCTTGTGCGATTGTCATATTGCTATGTTTTTTATTTATTGTACTACTACTTCATGGTAAGGTTTCCAAGTAATCTCATCGTTTTGTCCTCTATACGCTAATGTTATCTCACCAGACTCATCTTTTCCTATTGCGATAAATCCATATCCTTCACAAATATACATAAGACAGTGACCGTTTGGAATAGGTTCAGCTACTTCTAATATATCAAAATCCCATGAAAAATCACGATCATCATGTTCGCAATATTGTTTTGAAAACTCTGCCATTATAAAAGTCGTATTTTTACTGTTATTCTTCCTTGAGAATGATTTGCTATTTTTCCAAATGAAGTCTTACTCAAGTCTATATGTTTGGATCCGTTATTGTGTTTATCGGTTATTACAACAGTATCTGACTTATTCGTCACAATATTGGTTACGATAAACTTTTTATTTCGATACTTCCAATCACAATACGCAGCAGTCGAATATTCTCTATGCACCTTTGGATGCTTTGATGTATCGTACCAAGTTGCAGTACAAGTAGTGGTAGTCGAGCTACTCGTTAAAAATAAAGAGAATAAAAAATGAAATAAAAGAATCATTTTTTCTCTGTTTTAGTCTCAATTACAGTATATGTTCCTTCCATCACGCCAAAGCTTGATTCTTCATGAAACTTATATGTTTGAGCGACGTCTGTCGAATCCATTGGACGGGTTAAGTACCATACTTCGGTCTCCTTCCAAGTAATATTTACTAGTTTTGTGTTTTCGGGAAGATTAATAGTTCCGTCGCCTCCCCAATTCTTAACTCTAGAGTTTTCAGTACACGAAAATAGTGCTAGAGAAGATAAAACGACAATCGATAGTTTTTTCATTTACGTTGATTTTTAATTATTATACTCTTTTTGAAGTGCCTTTTTCAATTCTTGTAAATCTTCTTTATACATTTGAATAGGCTCTTTCTTTTTAATTTCTTCTAATTCTTTCTCTTTTTGAAATTCTGCGCTAAGTAGATCCTCATATGTTTCCTTAGTAAGTGAATGAATAGGCATCCCTAGTAGGTATTGGTAGGATCCGTTTATTTCATCAAAGTCAGCAGTTTCTAGATAGAGAATAATCTCTTTTCGAGGCACATTATTAATTTTTAATTTACCTTCAATAATAAGCTTTATAAATCTGGCTTTATTTGAGATAATAGTTAACTCTTGATTAAGAGTATCGATTATAAACTGTTTCCTCTTAGCATAAAAAGAGAGTCTAAATTTTACAAAATACTCAATAATTTCACTCGCTGAGCTGAATATCTTAAGTCGACCAAACTCATCAAGAACAGTAAAGTTCTCAGTTTGGCGCTCTTCCATCTTTAAAAGTCTCTTTAATCTAACTGAATCGTTTAGGGTCTTAAGATCTTCTCTTCTAAACTTAAGAACATAACTAATATTAGATTTACAGTTATTTTCATAACTTGCAATTCTTCTAGAATCCTCAAGATCTATTAGGTGTTGATCAAATTTCTCATATGTGATAGATGGCGGAAGCTCTGTAATGGCTACAGTTGTTGTGTTTTTTACTTCATACTTTCCACTAAATACCCAAGAAAACTTTTCAGGATCAACTAGGTCACAGTCTCCAATAAATTCTCTATTCCATGGAGTTGGTTCTGCATATTTCTTTCCTTCTAGAGATTTTAAACAGGCATCGATTAGGCTAATCGGATTGCGATTTAATATATTTGTTGCGAAACCTACAGCAATCCCGCTACCTCCATTCAAGAGGACAGTTGGAATAATTGGTAGGAAATATTTAGGTTCAATCTCATTACCCTCTTCATATCTTGATTCCAATAACTCAAAATCCTTATATAGTAGTCTAAAGTTCTTATGTAGTTTAGTTGCAATATATCGAGGAGCAGCTGCTTCTGGAGAACGTAAGGATCCGAATTGGCCAATATCTTCTAATACTGGCATTGAATTCTTAAATTTTTGAGCCATCCCAACAATTGCAGAATTTAGGGATCCATCTCCATGATGATAAAAAGCATCTGCTGCTACTCTACCAGCCAATTGGAAGATCTTCATTGGTTTTTCTGAACCATTTTTCCAAACTTTATTTGCAACAAAGATTACTTTACGTTGGGTTGGTTTAAATCCGTCAATTACTGATGGGATTGCTCTTTCTTCAACAACATATACGGCATATTCCCGATAATCATTGTCTAAATAATTAGTTACTGTTTTTATTTCTGGCTTTCGCATTTAAAATAGTTGTTTTCTGTAAGATACTCATAAAGACCTTCAAGATCCTTGATTATTTCGACCTGTTCACCACTATCAGTAGAATATGCCTGCATTTCAGGATTACCGATGCCGTCCTGTAAATAGTTTTTCTCATACATAAACCAGTCAAACCAGTCTAAACCCTCAGTTGTTAGTAATTGTCCCCAAAGATAGTTGATTACAATATTGTAACCCTCTGAGAATTCGATTAAATCAATACCTAGTTCATACGAACCATCTAATTTAGCCGAATTTTGAACCATTAGATCAACTATGTGTTTAAACTTTTCAAATGTCATTTTATGAGATTTTTCTATCTTTTACTTAGACCAATCCTAAAGTTTTGATTAACCATGAAATTAGGCCAATTGTTGAACCGCAAATAATCATCCATATAAAGATGAATTTAGGTCTTCTTTCAAATTCATTGTAGTATTTCATTAATTTTGATTATTTCCAAGAATTCTATCTTTTCTAGGTTGAGAATCCTTTCCAAACCACGATTCAAGTGATTCTTTATAGTCTTTATCGTTCTTTATTTGAACAAGGTAGGGATTTTTGATTATTTCTTCATATTCAGCGTCTTCTAGAGCACCAAGTCCCTTTTTATACTCAATATCCCAAGAGGCAGCCTTATTTTTCTTTGACCACTCATCAAATTCATCATTTGTGTAAAAATTAAGCGATTCTTTGCCTTTTTTAGCGACTACTAGTGGAGTCATTACTTTATATACTCGACCTTGATCAAAAAGTTCGGGCCAAAAGCGATTAAAGAAATTAATTAAGGTTGCAGCGATGTGGCTACCATCTGGATCAGCATCAGTATAGATATAGATGCGACCGTATCGTAATCCTTTAGGTTCTTCGCCTAGTTTTAGTCCAAGTGAGGCCATTAACTGTACAGCTTCATCATTTTTAGCAATTTCAGAGGGTTTCATCTCACTTACGTTGATAAATTTACCTTTTAGAGGAAAAGCACCAATTATTTGAGTATCTCTAAACTTACGAACTGCTGAAACTGCTGAAAGACCTTCATATATGCCTAAGATACATACTCCACGATCACCTTTACGTTGTGCATCGATCAATTTAGGTATTTTAGTCTTATCTAGGTCTTTATTTAGCTTTCTAAGCTCTGCTCGCTCTTGAGCAAGGGCTTTTTTCTCAATCCAATCTAGAACTGACTGTATTATCTCAGATTTAAAGACTAGTTTTGCTAATTTATCGGTTACCTCATGCTTAGTACCGAAATCTTTGACTTCAGTGATGAGTTTTTCCTTAGTTTGTGAGCTAAAGAATGAGTTTACAATAGTTGAATCAATAAAGACATAGAGATGATTACGAATATCGCTTGGTTTAACGTCAACTCTGTGCTTTTTCTTAATCATTTCTCGCAATTGTGCAATTAACTGATTAGTGATATATTCAACGTGAGTTCCGCCGTCTTTTGTGTGTACTGAATTAACGAAACTTACGTTTTGGAAGCCGTTTTCTGACTTAGCAAAACCTACTTTCCAATCCTTTGTCTCTTCAAAAAAGTATTCATTGGAATATAACTGAATGTATTCCTCAAAACTCTTAAATTTAAGCACAAAATCCTCTTTTTTACCATTCTTGACTTTAGTTAGCTTTAGTGTAAGCTTATTATTACATGCAACTAGATCCAGACATCTTTTAAATAGGATTTGAAAGGACTTTTCATCGATTAATCGCATTTTAAATCTCTCAAGATCTGGAAAAAAGGATATTTCAGTAAATCCTCTCTTAGCTGGAGTTATCTTTGCAGTAGTTCGCTTACCCATATTATCAGTAAAGGTTTGGTCGAACCTATTTTTACCATCACAGGTAGATATTGAGAATTTTTTACTGAAGATATTAGTTAGGGTTGAACCTACACCATTTGTACCAGCAACCGTTCGCTGTTCAGTGTCGTCAAAATTAGATCCAGCTTTTAGATTTGAGAAAATCATTTCAGGAATCCACTCTTTATGGACTGGATGCTTCTCTACTGGAATTCCACCATTATCCCATATTGAAATCTCAGTAGTATCTAAATTAAGAGTCACTCTGATCTCATTTAATTTAGGATTTCGACGATGTTCATCGACTGAATTGGAAACAATTTCATCAAATAGTTTGATAAATCCTGGATTATAATTAACTTCTTCAATTGTTACCTTTTCTCCATCATAGAGATATTGATCTCCAGTATGGGTAACGATTGAGCCAACATACATTGATGGTCGAAGTAGAACATGTTCAACATCAGTTAATTTTTGATACTGGGTTTCTATTGATTTCTTAGCCATTATTTTTTTGCTAATTTTTTTATTTTTAGTGCATCTAAAAAATATTGAGGCACATTTTTATTTTCGAGAATTTGGTCAAAACACTCATCTAGGATATAGGTCTCTGCCCAGTCATCATCATTTCTGATTGATCTACCATATGCCTGAAGAAGGTCCACCAGAGTCTTCCAATTGTACCACTCTGGACGAGTATCTAGTCTCTTCTTTATCTTTGTACTAACAAGATTCGGAAAAGGTACTTTTAAGATTACTTGAAACCTGGAGAGTTCATCCTTTAAGTCGACACCATTAATCATGGATGGAGAGACTAGGACTGTTTCTAAACTTGAAGTAAGGTGATCCTCTAGAGACTTTTCTCTAGTCATATAATCATGGAATATTAAACGCTTATCTTGAATAGAGTTTTGAATCCATTTACTAAATTCATAATTTGCAGTGTGGATTATTCCTTTATGTTCACAATTCTTTTCTAGGATCTTAGCTATTATTGGGACTGCCCTGGCAAAAGTCTCCTTCTTATTATAGTATGACATTTTACCAAATCGTAAGTAGATTACTGGACGTTGTGCTGCATCAAATGGACAAGGAAGAGCTAAGTAAGTAGACTCATGATCTTCTACACCCATAATAAATGAAAATAATTCTCTATCTAATAGAGTACCTGACATTAGGATTACATGGTCATATTGATCCCAAAATAGCTCTTTAAGATAAAGATTTCCCCAAATAGGTTCAACTGTGATTCGGGTTTTGCCATACTGATCTAGATCTTTTTCAAATGTCCAGTTGGTCTTGTAGTTTTCACGATCATTTACAAAACGATTGTATTTACACATTGATTTATCAACATGATCAGCTTTCTTAATTAGTTCAATCTTTTTCTTCTTTTGTCGAGTCTCTTTGGCGTCGTCTAATAATTCGCCTGCTTTTTGCTCTAGAAGAGGAACTAGGATATTTTTAGTCCACTCAGAAAGTTCACTTAGTGAAGACACACCATCTAGATCACGTTCCATCCAATCTTGCCAAACATCAAGCATTTTTATACTTCGCTCGGAATATGTAGACATAATAAAATCACAAAACGTCTCTTCAAATGCATGGGCTTCATCAATTATTAAGAGTCTAGAACCTCGCTCAACCATCATATCTGGTGAATACATTGAATATGCAGTCACTAGGTGAAAGTTAGCTAGACTGATTGGACTCTTTAAAAACTTAGATTGTGCAATTTTATGCGGGCATATATTACATCGCTTGTCATTTGCTTTATTGATTACTTGTGCATCACCGCAACCCATACCTTGAGTGCGACACCAATAATTATTTTTACCCTTTAGATTAGCTGCAAACTTAAAATCTTTTACATACTGATCTTGAAGGATCTTAGTGTTTGTGATAATATCAGTTTTAGCTTTTTTAGAGTGTTCTCCGCGATACCACTCTGCAACCATGATTGCAGCATAAGATTTTCCTACACCAGTCGGAGCATCCACCATAATAAATTTTTTGCCATCTTGGATAGATGACTTTACAAAATCCAGTATTTGGACTTGTTGGGGTCTTGGTGAAAACTCAAGAGGAATATCGCTCATATGGTTGGTTCAAGTTTTTGCATTATTATTTTAATGTCATCTTTGATCTCTTTTATTTTGGGATCAAGCGAATTTTTTAATTCTTCCTTATTCATTGATTCAAAAACCTGCCGACAACATTCGTTGATTATCGCACGTTCTCTTTTTGAAAAATTAGGTTTTAGTATTTTTCCAAACATTATTGATTATTTATAAGTTACAGTAATAAAACTCAAAATTAGTGAGAGGTTTCAAGTTGACTCTCATGATACCACATTCGTCGACCATTCTTGTCAGTAAACCATTTGCCTTTTCCATAACACTGCATCCATTCATCAAAGCCTCCGGCTGGAGCCTCAAATGGATTTTTCCAATCTTTTAGTTGGCCTCCACCTAGCACATAAGCTTCCCTCGGTAGCTGTTCGCATAACTCAAGTATTGCAGGATTTATAGTAATTGCAGTACGAGCTTCAATAAAAGGATCTTGTGCTGCATGAAAGAGGATCTCAGCTCTGAGATAGTTGCCTATTCCATTGAAATATAGTTGATTCATGAGCACAAGATGAATAGGTTTATCAAATTCTTTCTTATGTAGATTAAGTAGGATATTTTCTCGAAATTGATTAGGTTCCATTACTGGACACGGTCCGCGATTAGTAGACCACTCCTCAACTACTCGCCATCTAGCAAATCGACGAGTGTCAACTAAACATAAACTATAGTGATCAATACTACTAAATTTCATGTGAGTATGCTTTGGCATATGGTCACGGTGACATAGAGCCCAATGACCAGACATGCCCATTGAACAACTAATCTTTACAAAGACTCTACCTCCTTGAATTAACGAGAGCAATAACTCTTTACCTCTAGACTCAGCACGGATACTGAATATCTGAAGATCAGTAGGTTGGACAATTCCTAGTTTACGACTCATTGCGCTTTCTGAAAAAGCAATTGAGGTAAAATCTTTTTTCTCACAGGCTGAATTTATAAAATCCGCCATTATTTTTATTTCTGCTAGTTCTGGCATATTAATAAAATACTAAAAAAAATCAACATGATTAAGATAAATAATAAAAAATATTACAATATGAGTTTTGTACTTAATTTTAAAAACTGGGCTAGAGTAAACGAAGAAGCAATGGCTGGTGGAAACAATGGTGCTGCTGCCTTTAATCAAATTACAAAGGCAATGAGCGTGTGGGATGGAACAGACGAAGAAGGTGTTAAAAAAGGAGTCTTTATGATTAAAAATATTGCAGATTATACTGCATGTTTGAAATTAGTAAAAGCTGAAGGATATAATACTATTATGGCATATATTGCTACTGATATGAGTTGGGGAGATTCATATGATGAGGAGCAAGCTGCACCTATTAAAAACTGGGGACAATTAGATAATAACCCTTATTTGTCATCATTTTACAAACACTTGCAACAATTTAGTAAGAGCGAAAATATCGTAAAATAATTTAAACTTGATTATTTTTAAACTATTAAAAGCATCACTTGTGTGATGCTTTTTTGATTAGTATGAAAATTAAGCCAGTTGTGAATCCTCCAATATGAGCATAATCACTACCATCAAGAATATTCGTATTCGTAAATATGCTAAATAATGTAACTCCTATACAGTATGCAGCAAGTAAAGTAAAGCCTACCTTTTTTAAGTTAGCAAAGTTCAATAGCAAATAGATTGCAATAATTCCATAAAGAGCAGAAGATGCGCCATATGTCTTAGAGATCACTAGATTGTACTTTTTAACAATTGCTATGTCACTTTCATCAAGAGTAGATAAGTACTCTTGCGATACTCTGTGATCTTTTATCTCAATAGTAGATGGTTTAATATGTAGTGCAGAAAGAGACTGCTCGATCTTTTGTTTGTTTTGGTGGTATGCATAATTAGTAGTGGTGTATCCAACGATTCCACATAATACATAGATTAAAATGATATTTCTGGTTCCAAATTTTACTTCGATTGATGGAGCAAAGATTAAAAATAGTAAAAGATTGAATAGGATATGAGTAAAATTGATAGAGTGAGTGAATCCACTAGTAATTATCGCAAGAGGATTAAAATACTCAGAATAAGTAGGATAAGCTCCAAAGTAATTTGTCAAATTAATACTAGCACAGTAGTAAGTAACTAGTGTTAATACATAAACTAGTAAGTTTATTGAAACCAAGTATTTTACTCCGATTGGAAGAGAAGATACGTATTTTTTAATTGCTTTCATGCTCTTTATTTTAATTCTAAAATACTAAAAAATTTGCTATTTTGAAAAATAAATAACTAAAAAAGTATTTTTTATTATGTCATACTTATTAAATTACAAAAACTGGAGAGCTTTGCATGAATCAATTGCTCTTAATGAAGCGTTACAACCTGGTGATCTTCCATATCTACCAAATATTGAGGCAGTTCAAATTGGGAATAAAGTCATAGGAATAAACGCATTTGATTCATCTAGCACTGGTGGAGATGTATGGTTAGACTTTGATAAAAAGGAGCACAGTGCAGCTATGGCAATAATGAATAAAGTGATTGGGAAAGAGGCTATACCATCACTTAGAATAGGAAATACTGGTGCTTCTGCAGAGAGCTATGTTGAAAAAGTATTTGGAGCAATAATTGCAGGAATTGGTCAAAATGCAGGATCATTTGATCCAATTGCAGACGTTGATAAAGTTGCTCAACTTGTACCAAATCTTGGATTAACTTTAGAGCGAGGTGACCAAGTGCAGCTATATGGAAAGGCAGCCGGCGTAATTGATACTCAAGGAACTACTGGCGGATTAACTATTGCAGCTACTCAAATGGTTAAGACAAGTGGGATTGCAGCAATATGCGGATATATTAACGCATTTAATCTTACAAACTGGGCGGTTGGAGACTTTACTCAATACGATCCAACTAAAATATTAAATGATAATAGAATAGTCGACTTAACTGGTTCAAATCCTGGAGCAGTTAGAAAAGAATCTGGTTACGTTATTCTAGTTAGTCCAGCAAAAGCAACAGTTACTGGAGGAGATAGAGGAACTACGACTGAATTAGCTCAAGGAGAAGAGGCACAAACTGGAGCGGTTGCAATTGCATTTACTACAGGTAGAGCAGATATCGATGATAAAGGAACAAAAGTTGATGCAAATCACCCTAGTGTAAAAGAAATGGGTGATAAAATTATTAGTTACTTAGGAGATAGTGGAGTAGCTGATACTATGACACTTATATCATCCGCAAGTCCAGATTATGGAACTATTAAAAATGCTGCAGGCTGGGAAAAATCTTATCCAAAAGGAACAACTGGTACTTCTGATCCTGGTGCAGGAGCAGACGATGCTGGTAAAAATATGAAATTATCTTATGACCGAGGAGTTACTTTTAGAAATGCATTAACTGCATATTTAGGAGGACATTTAAAAGCGAACAGTATTGCAGTTTCTTGGAAAATCTCAACGGCTGAGCCAAATGGAGGAAAGAATGTTTCTTACTCAATTACAACTAAGAGTGAAGCACCTCAACCGATTACCAAAACTACTTATCAAGGAGCAAAAGTTAATGTTGAAATGGCAGATAATGCAATTTATGTATACAAAGTTAAATATAATGCGGCATCAGTTGCTAAAAATAAAGCAGGTAATATCTTTAAAGGAGAAACGGTAGCATACGAAAACTTGAAGGCTGGACAAAAGGTTGTTATTCTTGCGACAGATATGAAGACTCAAGTAGGAAAGGACGGAGATGTTATTGTAACTAAAATAGAGGATAATAAATTATACGTTAAGTACAAAGAAGGTGAAGAAAAAATGATACCGAAAGACAGATATGTTAAGCAGGTTGGAAAAGCAGAAAAGGCTGGACCTGAAATCTAATTACTTTATTTTAAATATTGAAAGGGAATCTTAATGATTCCCTTTTTTTGTTACTTGACATATGTAGCCATTATATGTAGTGTGTCCTTTATCTAGTGCATGAAAAGTTGCATCTAATCTAATTTCGTTAGTCTTAGGATTGATTACAATAATTGAAACAATTGTTGCAATATTATAGTTAGGTCGAGATATTGCTCTTTCATGAGTAGGAGAGTGAATCCAGCCTTGAACAGTCTTCTCAGCAAGGGTCTCATAATCTAAGTTATGAACTTCATTGATTACAGACACTGCGCTTGTTCCAGAAGTAATGAAAGTATATAAACATTCGGCATTGCTCCAGTAACCTACACTATCTGAATGGGATGGCCACGGTTTAACAATATTTTTGTATGCTACTCGAGTAGAGAAATCTCTCATTAATGAGTCTTCAAATACAGCAAAAGATTTTAATCCTTTAGTGATTCGATATTCATTGATTTTTTTCCAAATAAGAGAATCTAATTTAGTGGATTCAATTCTTTCAACTTGAGAGATTGAAGAGAATGAAAGTAATGCAAAGAATGCTATTGCTATTGTTTTCATGATAAAACTTTTAATTTGTTTATATAGCTATAATACAACAAATTCTCGAATTTTAAAAAGATAAATAATAAAAAATTCAATTGTAATGGCAAATCCAGTTATGAACTACAACCAGTTTATGGCAGCATTCAAAAAAGCTGAAGCGGGATACCGTGGAAAAGCTAATGTTGGAGCTAATGATAAATCGGGTTCTATGAAAATTAACCAAGGTTTGGTTGAAGGTCCAGTTAAAGGAAAAGGTACTCCTCAAATTGACAAGTACACTAAACAATACATGACTACTGCGAAGAATAAGAACGTCGTAGGTAAGAAGTAATTAACAAAAATCCAAGACTAATGAATAGAGCAATCACGAGCTTTGAGCAATATGCTCTACTTGAAAAGAAGGGCGACCTTAAGAAGCTAGTCGGAAAAGATGAAGACGAAGAACTTACAGTAAATGATGCTAAGAAAATTGGCGTTAAAGTTGCTAATATGGAAGGTGAAGACAAGAAAAAGTATGTCGGAATTATTAACTTTTTAGGAGCTTCGTGTAACATCTATAACGAACTTTGGAAGAACTATAAACGTACAAGAGACCGTAAACGAGACTAATGAATAAAGTATTTGAAAAAGCGTATTCTGATGAAATTAGTTCAAAGGACGGAGGTTTCATCTTTCAAGCTATCTTAAATTATGACTTAACATGGTCAATAATAGATGGCGAAACTGCTCTTGATCAAAAAAATATCCAAGGTTGGCTAAAGCAGGTTGATGCTTTTCCTGATATGAAATTTGATGAGGGTCATGCGACCCTCACTTATATTATACTAAGTGAAGTAAACCTACTTAAAAGAAAGTTTGAACTTGCAAGTGAAGCAATTAAGAGACTTCTTAATCCTGACTATGCTAAGGAAATGGATGGTCTTCCTGGAGAACAGGCTCCTGAAGAAGAATTACCAAAACCTGTAGAGACTGACCTAACTGATGATGATTGGAATAATTTACTACCATCGGGGCCAGACGCACCATTAGGTTTACCATCACCACAAAAACAGTTAGGCCAAGGTCAAAAACAACTTGGAGCAGGACAAAAGATGTTAGGTCAAGGACAAGCAATGCTACCTGCACCACAAAAACAGTTACCTCCAGCTACTTCTGAATCAAGACTAGACGAAGTTCTCTTTACTACTAAACTGACCTCAGCTCAAATCAAAGCAATTAATGATAAGTATTTTAAGAATACTCGATATGAAGTTAGATTTACAGTAGATCGAATGGTATTACGTGAAGTTTCAACAAGTGGACTTGATACAGGTTCACCAAATGTAACTCTTAAACTTTCTACTGGAATGGTAGATACTCTTGACGGAAAGGCAATTAATAGCTGGGATGGATTTAAAGTTAAGGTGACTGGTAAAAATACTCTTTTTAACGATCAATCCTTGACTATTGATAATCAGACAGATCCTAAGATCTCTGAGATCCTAGTGTATGATCCGATTGAAAACATAAATGAATTAATCTTTAGAACAATATTGCCTTCGTTGGTTCTAGAATTTAAAGGAGATAGGGTACAGATTGATAATTATTCTAATCGATCTTCACAAGTTTCGATTAGATCAAACATTGATTTTGATAATTTATTTAATATTGAAGAGGCTCCACAGTCTGAAATAATTGACACTGAAGAGGGAGAAGATACTGAAAATGATGGAGGTGCTGAAGAAGAACCGAAACCAGTATTGCCCAAACAAAATATTGAATCAAAGACAAATAAATAACTAAAATAATCGATACACAATGGCAGGTTTACCATATTGGACCAATTCATTAGCTTCTAGAGAATACTACGAACCGATATATACAAATCAGTTTGAAGTAATCTTAACTCCTCCTCCAGTAATCACTGGATCAGAAGTTGCTCTTCTAGTAGAACACGTAACTAAACTTTCGGGTCTACCTGAAATTAATTCAGCAGGTGATTTAGTTGAACAAAAATACAAGTTTGCTACTAGATCTTATGCTGGTGCAGTTCCAGACACGACTACTGCTGACTTATCATTAACTTTTACAGTCAACTTAAACGAGGAAAACAATGCATATATCTATAACATCTTAAGAGCATGGAACGATATCTTATATAATCCATTGACTGGTAGTCAGGGTCTAAAAAGAGACTATGTAGGTTCAATGTCAGTACACGTTTCAAATAAAACTGGTGAGATCTTTAGAGAGTGGTCATTCCCTTCAATTATCCCAGCCGATAAATTAACAGCAATTGAACTTGACTATACATCAAATGATGTTTATGAGGTGACTATGAAATATAGAGCAGATCACTGGACTGAAACTAGAATCGGTCAGATTAACGTATAAAAAATTTAAGATAAAAATGGAAATGTTTGATACACATCGTCGAGATATCTTAAATTTCGATAATTACATGGACCTTAAAAAACCAGGATTTGGTGGACCGGCTTCAGCTATGCCACTAAGAGATGGAAAAGGTAAGATAGTTAATGATAAACCTAAATTAGCTGGATTCCAAAGAACTGTTGAACGTGATCCTGCATTTTCTCATCCAGTATACGATCCTACCTATAAAGCAATGACTGGTGATCTTGTATATAAGCAAGAGGGTAAAAAACCTTTTACTTATGATGATCAAAGAACAGGAATTCCAGTAGTTCAAATGGATCCACTTAAAGAAGGAAAAGCTTACTCTTCTTTTCAAAGATTTATTAATGAATCTGACGAAGATGAGATCGAAGACTATTTAGAAACTCCAAAGGAATCGGAAGATGATGAAATAGAAGACGAAGAATATCAGTATCCTGACTTAGGAAATGAAGATGACGATGAATTAAGAGCAAGTGCAACTGCGTCAAATGCTACAATGTCTGATCTAAGACAAATTGAAGATAAATTAAGAAGTTTTGAACAAGGTGGAGATTTTGATGCAGAAGAAGCAGAATTTGGTGCAAATCCATCGGATACACCATTTGGAGAAATTCCAGATTGGGTAATAAAATTAAACCAAGCCCCAGAAGATCCAGTAGGCGAAGAATATTAAAATAAAAAACCTCATATACAATATGAGGTTTTTTTGTCTTAAATGACTATTTTTTTAATTAGGGTATCTGAAATGTCGAGTGGCTCTGGGTCAGAGGTTGGAGCAATTAATTGATATTCAAAATCAAAATCTGGATACTCTTCAGATATAAAATCAATTGTATTCAAAATACTTACAGTAGATAAGTTTGAGTTTAAATAGATTATTTGATCGTATTTTTCATTCTTAACTGTAATTGCCTTATCTAATAGTTTTTTAATTTCATAATTTAAGAGAAAGGATTGTACTTTATTTGGAATAATAAATTTTGTACTGAACTTGTCCTTTATTAATTTACTTACATTTAGGATATAGTCACTTTTATCTTTCTTATTAAAAGTTAGGATAAAGCTTTTATAATCTTTTACAAAGACTAGTGATATTTTTCTTTTTTCCATTTTATACTTCTAATTTTACAATATCTACACCAGCCGCTTTTAGGATCTTAATGCCAGAAGTATCTCTATATTCTTCTCGATAGATAACTAGTTTGATACCTGCCTGGATAATCAATTTTGAACACTCTTTGCAAGGTGAATAGGTCACATATAGGGTTGCTCCATCTGTACTTTGAGTTGATCGAGCAACTTTCATCATTGCATTGGCTTCTGCGTGCAGGACATACCAGTGAGTATTATCATTAGCATCTTCGCAATCATTAGGAAAACCTTTAGGCGTACCATTAAATCCGTCTGAAATAATCGTTCCGTCCTTAACGATTAGTGCACCAACCTTCTTACGTTTACAACATGAAAGATTAGACCACTCAGTAGCCATCTTTAGGTATGTCAAATGGTATTTAAGATCTTTATTTGTCATCAGTTGATTTAGGATTAACAATACCGTTTGGCACAATTGCATTAATAATTACGACTATCCCTACCCATTGTGAATAAGATATTGCAGGTCCAAATACTTTAGATAAATCGTTCCATTCATATACTAGGTCGCAAATTAGCGAAAGTAATAGGAGCTTAATGACCTGTGTGATGATTGAGATAATTGCTTTTTTCATGAGTTTATATTTTTTAGGATCCAATCATATAGAGGATCAGTTAATTGCGTTGGTTCTTCTTGACCATCAAATAGTGATGAAAATTGACCTGTTGGTGAGCCATCAATTTTAATTAAGTTTAGATGAACTGCTGGAATCTCAACTGGTTCAAATTTTCGGGTAATCATTTTTTTGGCTACTTCAAAATGTCTCTCATAAATATGAGAAGAGTTTGCAATATGAGTATATGTACCCAGTTCTAATTCAGGATAACTTGCATGGGATTTAAGATGAGATAACATTTGAGATTGTAAAGTTACAAAGAAGGCTACATCAGTCGGTAATCCTAAGATAACGTCATTACTTCGCATGCTTACTGTAAAGTTAAGTCTGTTATTTCTAATTTGAAATATTCCATACATAGTACAGACAAAATCTTTATTATCTGCTCTTTGATGGGTAGGTAGGTTAAAGTGCAGGACAGCCTGTCGTGAATCTTTATCTTTAGCTAATGATTCTAATGCCCAGCGATATTGAGTTATCCCATGCTCATTCTTGTTATTAAAGAGAAGGTATCCATATGATGAGTTTACAGTATCATCGTCATTCTTAATAGATTCCCAAAACTTTGCGAATTTTGAGATATATTCTACATCATTTCGACCCATAAAATACCATAGGAATTCTGCTGCAATATATTTAGATTGTGAAGATCTAAATGGATTAGTATAGAGACAAGATAGTGGGTTCTCAATAACTAGAGAGACATCACACATTTCATTAATCTTCATGTCCCTAGGCTGAGTTACATACTCAGGTTCAGTCATTAGGTCATGTAAGAGCTCTTCATAGACTCCAGCGAATGTATTTGCTTGATATATTACCATAACTTAGTTTCTAATTTTATACATGTTACTTTGAAAAAGTTTCGATTTTTGAATAAATATAATAAAGACACTTAAGTAAATGGGGGTTAGCCACGTTTATCCTATAATAGATTTTACTACAATTGACTATGTTAAAATTCCTATTGGAGCCTATTTAATTGGTTTCGATACGAGTAATGCAGGAAAATTATGTAAGATTGATCATTATGGGGTAATAACTGTAATTGAAGGAGGAGGTGGAGGAAGTCCAATCACTGTAAAGGATCAAGGAATTACGCTGACTACCAGCTTAGCATCACTAAATTTTGTAGGTCCAGGAGTAACTGCAACAAATGTTGGCTCTGCAGTAACTGTAACTGTTCCTGGAGGATCAGGCACAAGTGGAACATCAGGAAGTTCAGGTACTAGAGGAAGCAGCGGATCATCTGGTTCTAGTGGAGATTCAGGAACTGATGGTTCTAGCGGTACTTCCGGAACAGATGGATCAAGCGGCTCTAGCGGAACCGGCGGTACTTCTGGATCAAGCGGTACTCGAGGATCAAGTGGTAGCTCAGGATCTTCAGGATCTAATGGAAGTTCAGGCAGCTCAGGTACAACTGGGACAAGCGGTACTTCTGGTATAAATGGTAGTTCAGGATCAAGCGGTAATACAGGAAGCTCGGGTTCAAGCGGAACAACTGGGTCTTCTGGCACAGCGGGTACGTCTGGATCAAGCGGTAGTTCAGGATCTTCAGGATCGTCGGGAATAGGTGGTTCATCTGGTACATCAGGGTCAGCTGGATCAAGCGGTAATACAGGTAGTTCAGGGTCCAGTGGATCAACTGGGTCTTCTGGATCTAGTGGTACAACTGGAACATCAGGTACATCAGGATCTTCAGGAATTAACGGAAGCTCAGGTTCAAGTGGGTCAGCAGGATCAAGCGGTTCTAGTGGATCTTCTGGAACTAGTGGATCAGCAGGATCTGCCGGTAGTTCAGGGTCTAGCGGAACGTCTGGTATAAATGGAAGCTCAGGTTCTAGTGGGACATCAGGTACTGACGGTTCTTCAGGTAGCTCAGGATCGACTGGATCTTCGGGTACTAGTGGTACTTCTGGTTTGAATGGTTCATCTGGAAGCAGTGGAAGTTCTGGCTTAGCCGGTAGTTCAGGGTCTAGCGGATCAACTGGTACAAACGGTAGTTCAGGAACTTCAGGCTCTAGTGGGACATCTGGAAGCAGTGGAAGTTCTGGTACATCAGGAATAAATGGAGTAGATGGAATCTCAAGTGGACAAGTGTATTATTTTAATCAATCGGTTACTCAGACTCCATTATCATATAAAGAATTATCAGTATCACCTATTGCAAGTCCTCAACAGATGGTCTCGGCACTATTACTAGGTCCATCAAGTAATGTATTATTGTCTGAATTTATTACTGATGAATTAGGATTTGCCGTAATACCTGGAGGAACTCAAAGATTCCATTTACACTTTCTAAAACCTGCATCAAATGACAATATAGAAACATACGTACAAATAGACTTAGCAAATTCTGCTGGAACTAGCTATGGGACATTTATTGCAAATACAAATACTGCTCTTATTGGATGGGTTGATTCAGTTACACCAGTAGAAACATTAATTGACTTAGTATTACCAACAACTACTATTCTTGCAACAGATCGTATGCGAGTAAGAATTTACGTAAATAATTTAGATAATACTAATCATAATATAAAATGGTATACTGAAGGAACTTCATACTATTCATTCGTTATAACATCAGTTGGAGTAATAGGATCTTCTTCAGGAACATCTGGAACAAGTGGAATCTCAGGATCTAATGGATCAAACGGTAGTTCGGGATCTTCAGGCACAAGCGGTACACCAGGTACTTCTGGTTCTAGTGGTAGTTCGGGATCCTCTGGAAGTACAGGCTCAAGCGGATCTTCA